TCTTTTGGACTCCCTGCTACTGCTGACCTTATGTTTGCCCTTATTTCTACAGAAGAGTTGGAAGGCTTGGGACAGATAATGGTGAAGCAATTGAAGAATAGGTATAATGATCCTACTATCTTCAAGAGATTCGTTGTGGGTATTGATAGAGCAAAGATGAGATTATATGATGTAGAACAAAAGGCACAAGAGGATATTGGTGATAGTGGTGCAAAGGAAGAAGAATATGAAAATGATACTGCTGAAAAATTTAAATCTAAAAAATCATTTGGTGATTTTAAGTTTTGATGGAAAAAATTGAAGTAATGCCTCAAACTTTTTTAAAGTTTGAATGTCCTAAAAAAATAATTACTGATACTTTTAGTTTACTTGAGGATGAGGTATGGGATTCTTATGAAGAACCAACTGCAACTAATAAGACATATAATTATTTTTTAAATAGAGATCCAAAATATTCCGATTTATTTGAATGGATAGGTGAATGTTTAGTTGAAGTAAAAGATGAAATGGGTTTTTTATGTGATGAATTAAAAATTACACAATCTTGGGGTAATAGATCAAGGGGTGAACAGTGGCATAGAGCACATACCCATCCTAATTCTTTTCTTAGTGGTATTCTATACATAACTGGATCTGATTCTCAAACTTGGTTTAGTATGGATAGTATTTGGAGTTCTGGTGAATATTCAAATCTTAGAGTATGGGGACCAACATGTGAAGATCATAGAATACTTCATAAACAATCAACAGTTTCTGGTGATATGATTATATTTCCATCTTCAATAAAACATAGTGTTAATGAACATATGGATAATTGGAGTAATAGATATTCAATATCCTTTAATGTTTTTCCTTCAGGTAAGATAGGTATTTTTCCTGATTTGTCAGGTATGGAAATTAGAGTAATTGACACAACCGAAGAAGAATAGTATAATAGTAAAAATCGTAATTAGGTAATGGACAGGCAAGTAGATACGCAAAAGTATCTTGAGTTTGTAGATGGAGTTACATCTCAAGAATCAAAGGATTATATTGCATTTAATTCTAGATGTTTTCAGATACAATCAGTAGAAAGTGGTGATGGACTTCCTGTTCATAGACTTTTAACTGCTGCTCTTGGTATGTGTGCTGAGTCAGGTGAGTTTACTGAGATTGTAAAGAAAATGGTATTTCAAGGTAAACCAGTTAATACTGAGAATCTATATCATATGAAGAGAGAACTTGGAGATATAATGTGGTATGTTGCTCAAGCGTGTATGACACTTGATACTACAATCGATGAGATAATTGAAATGAATGTAGAGAAGTTAGAGAAGAGATATCCAGGTGGTGAGTTTGATGTTCACTATTCAGAAAACAGAAAGGAAGGTGATGTATGAATTACTACGCATTATTAAGTGTTTCAGATAAAACAGGTATTGTAGATTTTGCAGAAGGATTAGTTCGTGCAGGATATACTATTATTTCTAGTGGTGGAACTCATGCTGTTCTTCAAGCAGAAGGTATACCAGTAATGAGGGTATCTGATTATACTGGTTCACCAGAGATTCTTGATGGAAGAGTAAAGACATTACATCCAAAGATTCATGGTGGTATTCTTGCTCAACGTGATAATACCAGTCATGATTTAGACCGTAAAGTAAATCGTATTGAATTGATTGATATCGTTGCAGTTAATCTATATCCATTTAAAGAGACAGTTGCTAAACCAGATGTAACTCTTGAAGAAGCAATAGAGAATATTGATATTGGTGGCCCAAGTATGGTAAGATCAGCAGCAAAGAATTATAAGGATGTTGCTGTATTAACTAATCCACATCAGTATGGTATTTACTTAGATTCAATCAAAGGTAATATATCAATCAAACCTGAGACTTTAAGAAAGCAATTTATGTTAGAAGCATTTAGACACACTGCTGAATATGATGCTACTATTAGTTCTTGGATGGAGTCTAAAATAAATATCTAAAAAAGTATTTTGGATAAATTATTAAAACAACTTATTTTAGAGTTTAAAAAAATAAAAAGAGTGAGGGGGAATTTATTTGAAAATTTCCTCTCTTTTGTGCATTCATTATTATTAGACAAAAAAGATGATAAATATAATATGAAGAAGATGGAAATAATGCAGTATATTATTGCTAATCAGGAAGCAATTAAAATAGAATTAATAAAAAACTGATGAAAACCTTTTTAAAATTTTTATCTGAAACATCTGCATCACAACAAGCCGCAAGATTGGGTTTGGAAGGTGACGGTCATGGTGGATGGTACGATAGAAAGAGTGGTGAGTTTATAGCAAAGACAGAAAAAGGTACATTAAAGTTTTATAATAAGAGACAGAAAATAGGAATGAAAGATCCTGCTCAGTCTGAGCAAGAAAAGAATTATTCAGATCCAAATACTCAAGTTCCACCTGAAGGTCAGCAAGCACCTCCACCAGAACAACAAGCACAGGAAGTTCCACCTGAAGAACAACCTTTACCAGTTCAGAGTCCTGATTTAGCAGCAGGTCCTCCACCTGTACCTAAAACAAAAGGAACTTTAACGCTTGCTTTTGGTAGATTTAATCCACCACATGCTGGTCATGGAAGATTGATGGATCTTGCTGCTCAGTCAGCAGAAGAAACTGAAGGTGATTATGTTATTGTCCCTTCTCGTACTAATGATCCTAAGAAGAATCCATTAGATCCTGATTCAAAGGTCTCTACTATGAGAACATTGTTCCCAGATCATGCTGAGAAGATTGTAAATGATCCTCAAAATAATACTATTTTTGATGTTCTTAAGAAAGCACATAATGATGGATATGCAAATGTAAGAATTATTGGTGGTGAGGATAGAGTAAAACAGTTTGACAAATTATCTCAGAATTATAATGGGTCATTATATCAGTTTGATGGTTTAGAAACTATTTCATCTGGTCAACGTGATGATGATTCTGAAGGTATGGAAGGATATTCTGCTTCAAGAATGAGATTAGCAGCAATGGAAGGTGATTTTAAATCTTTTTATAATAATCTTCATCAAGAAGTTCCTGCATTAGATGAATTTGGAGAACCAATAGTTGAGGTAGATCCAGAAACAGGAGAACCATTAATAGATGAAAATGGGGAACCATTATATGCAATGGAAATGCAGCCAATAATTAAGAGAAAGCAAGCTAAGGATTATTTTCTTGGCGTTCGCCAAGCAATGGGTGTTGAAGAGGTTCAGGAATGTTGGAATATATGGGAGATTGCTCCTAAAGAAGATCCAGAAAATCTTCGTGAAGCATACGTTAAAAAGGAAGTTTTTGATATAGGTACTAAAGTTGAAGATGTAACTACTGGATTAGTTGGACGTATTATTCGTAGAGGTGCTAATCATTTAATATGTGTTACTGAAGATGAAATGATGTTTAAATCATGGATTAAGGATGTATCTGAAGCAGTAGTAAATGGTACTACTACATCTGGTGTACCTGCTAATCAACGGTTAGTTGGAACTGATGCTCATCTTAAGTATGTTTCTTCATTAGTACCTGGAAGTAGCTGGGGAATACATTTCATAAATAAATACAAGGTAAGAAAAACGTAAAGTTAAGGCTTTTGCAAATGAGTAACAATATCGTTGAGGAATTGCCAGCAAAGAAACATGCTCCTGCACCTGCGGCTAAAGCATCTGGTGAATCTAATAAATCTAAAGGTAATTTGGATGAGGCATCTGCTAAGAGAATTAGGCAGGCTGTCTATGATATTCGTTATCGTGCTCGTAGAGAAGATATAGATTTGAAAGCAGCATATTCACAATATATGAGTAATAGTAGTTTAAGCCAGGCTGAGAGAACTGCTGTTAAAGAAAAATTATTTGGTAAAGAAGGTGGTGGTGTTAAGGAGCAAGTTGTTGCTAATGCTGATGGATGGGCATCTGATACTTTATCTAATGCATTATATACAGTTTTTGTTGAAGATGAAGATAGTGAAATTGAACTTGCTTACTTAGATCAATTGGATGAAGAAGAGCAAAGAAAATATAAGGTAAGAGTTAAGGATAATAGTGGTAAGTCATATGTACGTTATGCTACTCGTGAAAAGATTAGTCAATTACGTTCCAATCCAAATATTGTATCTGTTGAAATGACAGAACATGGAGAACCTTATGAAGGTACTAGAAAGAAGAAATCAAAGAAAGTATCAAAAAAATTAGATCCAGTTGGTAAAGAGGATGCTGATATTGATAATGATGGTAAACCTAATGATAAGAATGATAAGTACCTAAGAAAACGTCGTAAGGCTATTGGTAATGCTATTAAAACAAGAGCAGAGGGACTAATTATTGATGCTGTTAGTACTGAAGGGCAAAATAAAAAGAAGATAACTGGGGAAGGTGTTAATAATAAAAATTTAATTAAAGTTTATCCTGATGATGGATCTGAAAAATTAGAAACTAAAACTCAGTTTAATGCATCATTTGCACATCAGTCAATGCTTGATACTCTTTCTGAGAAGAAAGCATGTGCTGCAAAGAAGAAAGCTGAAGCAATTAACACATTATATACTGAAGAAGAGAAGAAAGAAGAGAAGAAAGAAGAAAAGAAAGATATGCGTGGATATTATGCCAAGATCAATGTAATTAAGAATAAGATTCGTGCTCAAGGGGTTAAAAATCCTTGTGTAATTGCTGATCCTGATGATGTTGAAAAATCTTGGAATAAGGAAAAGACAGAAGATGTTGATGAGGGTGTGAAGGAAGTTGCTGGAGCTGTAGTGAATTTTGTTAAAAGAAAAGCTGCTAATGTTGCTAATTGGGCAAATGAAGAACAAGCTGCTACTCAAGAAGATGGTGCGAAAGTAAAAGAATTGAAAAAGAACCCAAAGTATAAATGGGGTCGTCAAGGTAGTAAATAATGACTAAGGATGATTGGTTTGAACCACCTAAAATTAAATTAAATTTTGAATCATGTTATAATTATGAAAAACTTAAAAGTGAAGGTTATATTTCACCAACAGAAGTTCCTGTAGAATTATTAGAAGTTCCTACTTCTGTAGAGACTCCTAAAGTTGATACTGATGCTAAAATTTCTTTACATGAAAAATTATATAGATTTGCTACTAAAAATGGAAATACATTGACATTGGGTGGATCTGAGAATGTTATTTAATGAAAGATTAGATACTTTTTCTTCTGTAGAAAATAAAGAGACGGAAGAGCAAGATAGACAATCAAAAATAAATTCTTTAATAATGAAGTATGGCAGAAAGAAGGTTGCTGCTGAAAAGAAAAAATCTGAAGAACGGGAAAGAAAAACTGGTAAAAAAACTACTTGGTCTCAATTTAAATATAATCTTGAAAATAAAAAGGGTGAAAAGGGGAAAGATCCCAAAGGTGTAAGATTTTATGATAAGAAAGGATCTGGATATATTAAAGATGGTAAGAAAAAATATGATGTAGAAGAGGGTGCTGCTGCTATTCGACGTATCGGAAAACAAGTTCCTTGGGCAAAAATATCCACTCTTATTGGTGCTTCTGGAATAGTGCATAAGGTCACTAATAATCAGGGACCAGGATTAAGATCTGGAGGATTTACAAAAAAAGGTGGAGTTTGGGATTCTTTAGATAAGGGAGCAACATCAAAAACTCCACAGCAAGTAAGTAAAGAATTAAAAAGAAAACTAAACAAAGAGAAATTAAAAAAGACTATTGAAGATCTTTATGGTCCGATTCCAGAACATTTTAACTGGAGAGAAGAATTAAAATACTAAATAAATTCAGTTTAGCTTAAAATAATGACAAGTATTATTGACCCGAAAAAATATACCAAGACCGTTGACCTATTAAGGTCATTTTTTTTGTCTAAAGGTTTTTTTGAAGTCCATACTCAGAACCGTTTAAGTATTCTTGCTGCTTGTGAAGATCCAGAAACAGTAGCAACATATGAATATAATGGTGAGATCTGGCCATTACCTCAAACAGGACAAATGTGGTTAGAGTATGAGTTGCTTAAGAATCCAGAAGCACCAGGTTTCTTTTGTGTTTCTACTTCATATCGTCAAGAACCAAATCCTGTGGAAGGAAGACATGAAGTTATCTTCCCAATGTTTGAGTTTGAGATGCACGGTGGTGTAGATGAACTCAAGAAGATGGAGATCGAATTATGTGAGCATCTTGGATTGCCTGAATTGGAAATTGATACTTATGATGGTTGGGGTAATATGTTCAATGCAAAAGAACTTGAGCATGAACATGAAGAGAAGATTGGTTATGGTATGATTACTGATTTTCCTGAGTTTACGTCTCCTTTCTGGAACATGTCTAGAAATGATGATGGCAAGACAAGTAGAAAGATTGATGTTATATTAAATGGTATGGAAACGATTGGTAGTGCAGAACGTAGCACTGACAAAGAGATGATGCGTCATACATTTAATACTATTTCTGATGGACAATATGCTGAACTACTCTACAAATTATTTGGAAAGGAAAGAGTCGAGAAGGAACTCGATGAATTTCTTGAATTTGATTTCTTCCCCAGAAGTGGAGGAGGAATCGGTGTAACACGTATTATGCAAGCAATCCCTGATTAGGGATTTCTTTGTGAGGTGACGAAATTGGTAAACGTGTCAGTCTGTTTAACTGATGTTCCTGGCGGGACTTGAAGGTTCGAC